AGCAACATAGGTGCCTGTGTTCTCAAAGACGGCCCAGGCGTGGGTTGGGAATGTGAGGTTGTCCTTGGGGGTAACAAGGGTAAGCCAATCAGTGCTAAACACGAAATCACACTCAAGAACACCAACAGCAGGATACTCGCAGTCACCGCCGTAAAGGCCAGGACTAGCTACGGTAACTTCTTTTCCGTCCCACTTATCCATTTCTGCGGTCCAAAAGGGGTATTCCGTTTTGTTCGTTGGCTTCTGAATCCGCACCTTGTCACCCTTGCGAAACTTTGTCATGGTGTCTGCTTGCTTTCTACTTTGGTCAGGTGGCCCATAATGAGCCACCAAGTTTGCTGCGGGAGGGTTAAGTGCTGCTCTTAGGCCAGTGCTTGAACTCTGGGTAGGAATCTGGGTGGTACTCAATGTGTTCCTGGGGGGCTAGCTCGGTATTCATGGGCTTTCTTTGGATTGGTATGGGGTAATTCTTGGATGGGAGCAAAGCGGCACCTGACGATGCGCTCAGTTGGTAACACAAACGCCTGGGCTGCTGCTTCGCATCCAAAGACAGCCACATGGTTCAGTGTACTATCTAGGACAACAAAGCACTCACCTAGGCTGAACGGAAGAGACTCAGGCATAGGCCAGGAACCGTAGGTTTTCCTCACAGTACTTGTACCAACTGCTGAGGTCACCTGAGTTCAGCATGACGGCATCAAAGCTACACTGAGACAGCGCTCCCTCGCTAGCGTGGTTGGCTGGGGTTGAACCTTGGGAGCGGACTACCTTGATAGTGAATCCGCCCAGCTTTCGCACGGCAGCCATTTCGTTGGGGAACCGCATGTCATCTACGACAACCCGCTTGCCTTCCTTCAGGGCTTCCTCAACACGCACAGTCCACAGCTTTACCCACAGGTCTTCATGGATAAGCTTACGGCCCCACTCGGTTCCCAAGGTCTGCATGATGTGGCGTGGGGTGACACCTAGGGGGGCAAGGATTTGTTCCTTGGTATTCCCCCAGAGGCCCATAAGGGCATTGTCATGCCCAACTAGATCCGCCAGGAGCGGTAGCAGCATGCCCTTTAGTGGGTCTGCAAAGCTGATCCGTGTATAACCAAAGCGGTCTGTAGCGACCATGGCAAACACAGACTTTCCGCTTTGGGGCTTGTCGGAATAGAGGGCTACAAGGTTGGACATGGAGGATCCTTGGAAATGGTTGAGTGGCACCTGGGAATCGAACCCAGCATGGCCCTATCCCCGCCTGGGGTGATACATGGTCACCAGACTGCCACAGAATGCCGGTCTTCCCCGGCTGCCAGATAGGTGCCTTATTGGCTAGTTAGCAGCACAGCCTATCGCTACAACGCCTAGGGCTGATCCCCAGGATATTCCCAAGCATACCTCAGATTTACCAGCGTTGCCTAGGGTACTTGTTTGGTGCTGTCAGCGGGACTTGGACCCACAACCTGACCGATACGAATGGCCTGCTCTGCCAATTGAGCTATGACAGCTTCAACTTCAGTTTAGATTGAATGATTTACGGACTACAAGGGAAGCCGTGGCATACGCAGCTGGGCGGGGGACCCCCTTAGCTTCTAGGTACTCTTGGACGCATCCAATAGCACCCATCCAGTTCCGCCCCTCTTCAATGGCCCTCACATATGAGTACCAGAGGAGGGGGTGGTGGCTTTCAATGGCTACCCTCAGGAGGGGGTGCCAAGAATCCTCCTGGGTTCTCATCGGACACTATCCAGCCAGCGCTGGCGGGCCTTGGCGTCCTCTTGGATCCGCAGCTTGCAGATAGCCCGATAGAGGTAGTCCGTGGCCCCAGGAGCTTGGTTCTGGAAGGCGACCACGAGGTTAGCCAGGAGGTCTGCTACGTCTTCCTGGGAGCCCTTAAAGCCAAGGTCCACCGTGTCCTCCTTGCCGTTCCAGACTTGGATGGCGATAACGGAGGCATCCGTGCTGTTCTTGAGGGCCACTGCCATATCTGAGGCGTCAATGGCTGCATCTAGGGCGTCCCGCTGGGCGATTAGCTCAGGGGGAGCTTTGGGCGGGCCAAATGGCATGGAGGGGCGTGGGCGGGCGTTGTTGCGGAGCGGGTTCAGGGTCACGGGGTAGTCCTTATGCCTGGGTTATAGGGCCAGGGGTTGGGTTAGGTGAACAGCGGTGTGCATCTAGGGTTCTCATAGGATGCGGGGATCGGCTGTAAGCCTTTTAAGAACAACGGCATGCGCCAAATTACGCAATTAAGGGCTTCCCGCTGGGTCAATTTTGTTGGTGCCGCACGGGACCATCCAATACGGTGTTAGGCGGATGGGCTTCCGTGTCTGCAATGCGGCTCTTCGCAATCTCGAAATATTCGGAATTGATCTCGATTCCGACGAAGTTGCGGGCGAGGCGCTTGCAGGCTACCCCTGTTGTTCCGCTACCCATCGAGAAATCCAACACCGTGTCTCCTGGTGATGTGTATGTGGCTATGAGATATTCCATCAGCGCCAATGGCTTCTGTGTTGGATGAAGGGCCGAACGCTGTTTGTCGGATGGGAACACCTGTACCGATCTTGGGTATCGTTCGGTGCTACCGCCGCCACTGATGCCAATTCGCGTTGCCCCATAGCAGTCGCCGTCCCCAGTGCGCTTGGTGTATTTATTCACTGGCTTATGCCCCAGTGTTTTTTGCGGAACATACTTGCACCTTCCTCTGCAGAATACCAAAACGCTTTCGTGCGCCCTTAGCGGCTGGTGCTTTGCATTGAGGTGGCCAGTTGCGGCTGTTTTCTCCCATACCCATTCATACTTAAATAACTCTAGCTGGCTGACCACTAGTGTTGAGGAAAAGGGCTGTGCGGCAGTGAACACGATTGGCGCGTGCGCCTTAGCTAAACGCAGTATGTTCGACCACATTGGTTCAACCGGAATAACACTGTCCCACTTACATGCAGTGGTGCCATAAGGCGGATCAGTCAACACCAGATCAATAGATCCGGACGGTATCATTGGCATTACGTCTAGGCAGTTGCCCATGCGAAGATCCGCCCAACAAGGCGACGCAGGGGAGCCGGCAACGTCTGGTGTGCTTGGCGTAGTCACTTGCCGGCCCCCTGGTCTTTGGCGTTGGACGCCAGCGACAGCAATGCATCGCGGAACGCGGTCGGCGTGGCGCTGGCGGCCTTGCCGCTGATCGTTGGCTTGTTCCGTGCTTTCCCGCGCTGGTCATGAAAGCCAATCTGGTGCGTCCCGATCGGGCGATCCCATAGCAGTTCCATCGGGCGCGGCCCGACATAGTAAAGCCATGTGCGCTTGTTGGCTTTGTGCCCATAGGCCGACTGCCAGACTTCGCACGCCCATTCGGATTCGGCGCACTGATGCCAGCCGATGCCGGTTGGCTCGGTCAGTGAATAGGCGAGCCATGCGTCAGAAAATGCCGGATGTTCAAGGACTCCGCCCCACTCCCTGACGGATGCCAAGGCAGACACGAAGCATCCGCCGTCATTGCCGGGGTGATTGTGCGCGCCACCCCAGCGGGCGTAGTTCACATGGGCGAACCGCCCCCAAAGCTGGCAGGGCGGATGGGCGACCACGGGATGCGGCCCGTTGTATGTCCTGGCGTCCCTCTCGATGTCCCACGGATCGACACCGGGCACATTGAAATAACACCCGTCCGTTTCCACAAAAAGGGCGGCAATCTTGGTGGCGCCAGAAGGCGTCCAACAAGCGGATGCAGGGGAGCCGGCAACGTCTGTCGTGCTTGGCGTAGTCACTTGTCGGCCCCCTGATCTTTGGCGTTGGGCAGACAGGCGCGAATGCGCGACACGATGCACTCGGGGCCATGGCGCCTGCCGTCAGGAGTGGCATCGCGGCCGCAAAATATGCAGTCCGGGTCCAGGTTGTTCGTAGCCCGGATAAGGGCTTCCATCGCCTCGCGCAGTAAGTTGTCCTTGGTGTCAATGGTCCGCATGTTGCGAACCAGTTTGCGAATTGATGCGGCCATGTTATTTCTCCTCGGGCAAAGTCTGCCCAACAATATGCTGTAGATGACTCACTCTTGCCTCCCATTAGGCGGATTCCAAAGGCGTTCACTGGGTAAAGAAGATTGTAAAATCTTAGCCACCCTAGCTTGCCTTAGTGCCTCGGCTTCAGGTAGGCCAGCCTTGGCATACTCCTTGACCACCTTGGCCCACATTTCGGCGGGATCCATGAGGTTAGCCAAGCACTTCTCAGCCTTCACAGGGCCAACCCCAGGGCATCCACTGTACCCATCCGTGGCGTCACCTGTGAGCGTCTGGCGCATATGCCAGCGGAACCCCTCAATGGGACTCACGACAAACACAGGACTCCCCACGTCCCGACACTTGTAACCTGGGATTTGCTTCAGGTCCTTATCCAGACTGACAACAATGGCCTCTGGGTCCTTTTGACTATAGATGCCCATGAGGTCATCAGCCTCAAAGGGTTCCTCCATGGCGCACTTATAGGTAGACATAAGGTAATCACGGACAGCGTTCAGAACTAAAGGTGTCCGAGTGTCCCCACGGTGGGCCTTGTACTCGGGCATAATCCCATGCCGCCAGTTGGTATTGCCTGTGAAACAGAACAGCGATTTACTCAGGTCAGCATCTAGGTGCTTATGGATGTTGGTGATCCACTCGCAACACTTCTGAATGGCCTCGGATTCATTGGCATACCAAGACCAAATGCCGTCATCCCAGCGCACTTTATGTTCAGCCGAAAAGGATACCTTGTAGGCTAGAATGTCTGCATCAATGATAAGTTTGTTCATGCGTAATATGTCCTTAGAAGGTCCTCGGAGAACCGGGCTACCTTGTAGATTTCCAGGGGGGTTGCATCGGTCTTGATGCGGTTGGCTCGGTTGGAGAGGATTAATACATTTCCAGGGACATACCCAAGGGACGGAATGATGCGATCAAGGGTAGGGCTATTGTCGCCTGCTTGGCCCTTCCCATTAAACAGCGGGATGCCAAACACAGGGCACACCATCGGGATTTCAATGTCCTCTACTTGGAGGCTGAATGGCACCCGCTGGCGCTTGGCCCTGCGTTGGGCATCGCGGATCATCTTAAGCTTGGCTGCCCTAGTGCGTTTCGGCCCAATTGGCACCAGCCTTTGCTTCCCCAGCAAGGGGACACTTGAATCCAAAGAACTCGCCTGCTGCTGTGATGGCTCGGCAGGCTTGGGACTTGATGGTTTCGACATGGTCAGGTTTCGTTGCTATTTGCCATTCGTCATGGACGTTAAGTAGGAACTCGTAATCTGCTCCTGGAACCATCCCAGAGCATTGCAAAGAAGAATCTAGGAGAACTAAGGCTTGCTTCATGGCTACAGCACCAGCGGACTGTAGAAGCGTATTCAAGGCTGCGTGTTGATGCCGGATTGGCAGGATGCGCTTGTCCAAACCGTAGAGGTAACCACGTTCCTTTGCTGCCCGTTGGACGCCAGCTAGGAGGCTCTTGAGGGCCGGTGTTTTAGCTAGGAACTGTTCCTTGAGGGCCTTCCCTTCCTTTGCACCCTTGCCAACAATGCTTCCAATCTTTTCATCACCCGCCCCATAGAGGAAGGCGTAGATGAACGTTTTGGCGTTGTCTCGTGTTGGTAGGCCCGCAGCCTTTTGATTGGCTGTATGGATATCACCCGTTAGGAGTTCCTTGGCATAGCTTCCTTGATCGTAGCTAGCCATGTAGTGCGCTAGGCACCTAAGTTCCAGCCCAGATGCATCAGCACCCACCAGAGTCATCCCGGCTGGTGGACCAAAGAGGGAACGACATTCCTTCCCGAAGGGGCTATAGACGGCTGGAACCTGCCCCATATTAGGGTTAGCGTGAGTGCAACGGCCCGTAATGGCACCGTTAGTATTGATGCGACCATGGATTTTCCCGTTCTTAACAAGTTTAAGCCACGCATTGTCTCCTTCTGCAAGCTGCCCAATCCGCTTCTCCAACATAAAGTACTCAGCTAGTATCTTGGCTTCAGGAAACACCAAAGAACCCAACACAGCGTCATCAATGGTGGGCTTCCCGTTCTCCGTGAACCCCTTAGGCTGCCATCCATAGCGCTCTGTGAATAGCTTTGCTATGTGGTCGCGGCTGCTTGGATTGAACGGGATGGCCTTGACCTTGTTTGGCCCTGCGACGATCTCAACTTCCGAGGGCTTGAGCTTGGCTTTCTTTTGCGCTTCCTCCGCTTGTCCCTTCGTATCGTGCTGAGAGACTTCTTGGCCGTTGCGTAGAATAGCATAGTAGGCTGGTGTCTTGGTTTCCTGAGTCCAACCGGGAATGTCCCTCATCAACGTTTCCCGTAGGGACTGACGCTTGAGAGACAGGGTTTGGTACAGCTTGAGGGCTTCAGGTTCGTTGAAGGTGACCCCGAAACGTTCTTGTCTGCCAATGACGGCAGCAAAGGCGTGCTCTAGGTCGAGGCACTGCTCACTGTACTGCTTAGACTCAATGCGCTCCCAGAGCTTTGCGGTTACTTGTACATCCTGCTCACAATAGGAGAGCATTTCGGGGGAGAAGGTGGCCCAGTCTGAGGTTTCCCCATAGGTCCCCTTAAGGCATCCTAAGCGGTAGCCCCATGCCTTCAGGCTATGGATCCCAATGCAATCCCCTGGCAGCTTCCCGGCTTTCCAGGCAGCAAAGTCCTTTTCCTTGACATCAGACCAGATGACACGGGCGCACAGGAGGGTGTCCCGTATGAGAGCCTTGTGGCTAAACTTGTGCAGCTTCACCAGCACAGGGATATCATAGCCCAGGATGTTATGGCCAATGAGGACATCAGCACTTGCTAGGGCCTGTAAGCCGGATTGCAGGGTTTCACCATGGTAGCTATGGGCTTCCTTGGTATCCACATCGTACACGCAAATGCAGTGAACCTTGGAGACAGCATCTAGGAGGCCATTGGTTTCGATGTCAAAGACAAGGCGGGTCATGACTTCCTTGGGAGCCTTCGATACCCCGCACTCCACAAGAGCTTGCTCAGGTCCCTACTATACTTGTGAATGTCCTTCTCGGATGCATCTGGAAGTATGTGGTGCAAGCCTTCGTGGATGAAGGTATCTAGGGTTTCGTATGGGGTTTGCTTGGGGGCGATGACAATAGCTGGCCTGTGGAGAGCCAAGCCATTGTTGTCCGATTGGATAACGTCCACAACCCCAACGCTCAACTCTATTTCAAAGTCAGCGTAAGGGTTAGCCCGTGGGCTCATAGGATTGCCCACAGCACAATAAAGAGCATCAGTACATAATATGGGGTGTCTTCCATCAGTATTCTCCTAAAGATTGTTCAGCGTCATGGAGGCGTCCTGTTGCCGAGTCAAAGCGGAGGTCACAGCCTGTCCCGGTGTACCCTGTGGTACGATCCTTGAGGACTCGGATGCAGCTTAGGTGCTTGTTCTCGGGGTCCTGCTGGTTGCGTTCAATGCCCAGCACGGTGTCTGATAGCTGCTCAATGCCTGCGGATCCCCGAAGGTCACTTAGGCTGATATGTCGGCCCTCATTGTAGCTCTTGCCTTCTGGGGGGCGCTTCAGGTGGCTAACGAGAAGCATGCCAATGCCTGTTTCCTCGACCAGGGAGCGCAGCTTGGTCATCGCTAGGTCGATGAGTTTTCGTTCATCTCCGTCACCCAACCCGCTAACAACGATACTAAGATGATCCAGAACGATCCAGTTACAATTACAACCCTTTGCCAAGTAGCGGATTCTGTTAAGGAGGTTATCAACATCACAACTGCCAAAATGGTCATACATATAACACAGCCCTGAACCAACCGTAGCCTGGAACGCTCGTTTGAGGTCATCGTTGGTAACACCTTCCCGGCTGACTGTGAGCCGTTTATTGAGTTCAATGCCCATGAGTCCTAGGGCTGTCTTACGGTTGTTCTCTTCTAGGGCTATGTAACCAACGGTCTGCCCGTTGCGCATGAGGTAATGAGCAAGCTCCCTACAATAGGTGCTCTTGCCGATTCCTGAGCCTGCGCAGATGGTCACCAGTTCCCCACGGCGCATCCCTAGGATAGCTGTGTTGAGGCTGGGCCAGGGGTAAGGGAGTCCTGGGTGGGGATCCTGGGCGATTACGGTTTCCCAGAGGTCTACACCAGAAACAATGCCATCTGGACGGGCCACAGGGGCATCCCACATAGCTTTGATAATCTCGTCACCCCGGCCAGCCTGTAACATATCGCTGGCATCCTTAAGGGGAAGCCGAGCGATCTTACACTGCCCAGGCTTGAAGAGGTCTACACAGGATTTTGCTGCCTGCTGCCCAGGTTCGTCATTGTCGAACATAAGGACCACAGACTCAAATCCTGACAGCCACTCCAGGGACCGTTGGAGAGACTTGCGGGCACTGGTAGCTCCATTAGGGAGGCTCACCACGGGCCACTTATTACCCTGCATCTGGCTTACTGAGAGGCAATCAAGTTCACCCTCAGTAATGACCACCATGCGTCCAGAGGTTGGCCACAAGTGCTGCCCAAAGAGTAGAGCCTTATTGGCCTCACCAACCCATTTGAAGGTCTTATCTGGCCCCCG